CTTTGCCCAAAAAGTAATGGGAAGGCACCGCCGATAGCAGCCGAGCTCAAGCTGCCACGAATCGCTTTACTTACACTCTGAATACGCGCAATTTGACGCTTAGAAGTAGCATCTCTTAGGCGATCTATTTCTGCTAATTGTAACTTTTCCTGGTCAAAAAAGCGTAAATTTTCAGCACGTTGTTGACGCAGTTCGCGGGCACGCAAAGCGTTTTCAGCTCGATCCGCAGACACATCGCCTTCAAAACCACGGCGAGTAGAACGGGGATTGGGACCAAACGGGAACTGACTTACTTGTCCGCCAGCCAGGAACGCAGCACGCTCTTCTCTAGCTTTAGCAGCGGCCGCGAGACGACCTCGGGCAGCACTGCTTTCTGCCTCTTCTAAGGTTTGCAGGGCTGTGAGAGCTTGCTGCGTTGCCAGTGCTTGCTCGCGCAGCGCATCTGCTTTTGCTTTTGCAGCGGCCGCAAGACGATTACGAGCGGCGGTACTTTCTGCCTGCTCCAGGTCGCGTGTCGCTTGAGCAGCCTGAGCTGTAGCCGTAGCTTGCTCTTCTAAGAACTTTTTACGACGCTGTATAACCGTATAGGTATTCGTTGCACGACGTTCTTCGCTTTCGGAACGCAGACCTTGGGCAGATCGCACCAGGTCGTTTATGGCTTGCTGCTCAGCTTTCTGTGCTTTAAGAACAGTTACTAACTGTGCAGCGGCGATTACTGCTTTTTCGGTAGAAGAGTGGTACTCACCGATTTGATAGCGAGCATCTTTTAACTGGCTATTGAGCTGATTAAGCGTGGAGCCCTTGATTAACTCTTCAAAAGATGTTTTGACATTATCAACGGCCATGTTGAGGCCGTTTATCTGTCCGATTGTGCCGGCGATGTTTTGAGTTACTTGTTTGCCAACGGCTTTATCAACAGCTGCTCCAAGCCCGGCAGCCGCAGAACTGGCCTTTAACAGTTGGGGTGCGAAGGCCATTGCAGCAACAGCTGCAAGTCCCATGGCATTTGGGATGTGGCCGATCTGGTTGAGGATATTTCCTACAACCTCAGGCACGCCGCCAAGCGCACTGTTGAGAGATCCGGCAACACCTTTACCTAAAAAACTAAACTTATTGATTACATCTGCAATACTCGTTGACAGTTGACCGGCGCCTAAAATTGCGCCCGCAAAAAGTCCGCGACTAAATATCCCTTTTACTTCGTTTCCTACATTCTTTGCAACATTGCCAATGCCGCGAACGGATCGTTCGACTGAGCCAAAATTTATATTTGCGGTCTTTTTGGAAAGATCGTCGAGAGTTTTTTGTAGCCGCGTGATTTGTGACTCGGCTTCACGAGTCTTGGCGCGGACCTGAATATCAACGTTGTACTCAGCCACCGGCCCGCGCTAGCAGTCTTCTTCCTAGCTTACTTGGAGCCCATCGTGCCAGCACGGGCGCGGGCTTTGGCTTGCTCGGCAGCTTTTTCTTCTCGCTCATTGCGGAGCTCAAAAAATGCCGCCCAACCAATAAGTTCCTCGTGTGTAAGGTTTTGGCAGAGCTGGGACACAGTAGTCCCAAGCTCTTTAGCCAAAAAGTACAGGAAGAACCAGTCGCTACTAGCTTTTGAGGGCGGCTTTCGCTTCCTCCACCTTGGCCGTTGCGCCAGAAGTAAGCATCGCCAGCTGGATCTCCTGGAGGATGCTGGCTTCGACTTCGCGGCGGAGGGCGGCACGGTCACCATCGGCAAAAAGGCGTTTGCCGTCTTTGTCGAGAGCCTTTTCAATCATCAGGTTCAACGCAAAATCGTTTGCGTCGTCGCTATCAGTCTTCTTTTGGATGGACTCGCGCTCAGCAATGGTCAGAGGGTGCCAGTAGATCTCCAGCACAGTCTCACCTTCGATCTTGATCTCGTGCTTGTACAGCTGGCTGACTCCGAACTTGTTACGGAGCAGTTCTGCGGCTCGCATTTGAAAAACGCGGTGTTGTTCAATAATACACTAGGGGTTTGCCGTGAATTGGCAAGAGATCAGGCCAATAAAGTGCGAACGATCTTCAATGTCTAAGGGTGAGGGCCCCACAATGTCCAGGACGCGGGGGTCGCAAGTGTAGGGGTCCGCATAGCCCGAAGCATTGACCGAGGTAAGGCCGTCGATTACGGCTTCGCTGATGGCGGCCAAAGTTGCCGTTCCGGCAGCTTTGGGGACGTAGACGTTACAGGTAATGACGCCGGAGTAAAAGTCGGCCGCGGCGCCCATGTTCTGGAGCGTGGAGCGATTGAAGTTCACCGACATGGCGATGTACTTCGTAGTTTTGCCTGGGGTGGTGTACGGCATGTTGTCGAACACCATCGTTACCGTGTTGTCCACGGCTGCAACGGCGTCGCGGACAGCTTTTTCAAATGCGGCGCGGACGTCTACAAGTGCCATGGATCAGTCCTCTACTGCTGTATATGAAACATAGCTTTGACGCCCAACACTAAAGAAACTTAGGGGTTGACGTGCTTGTGAACCTTGCTCGGCAGCAACACGGATACGTGGCTGTTTATCCGTAAAGAACAAACGAACAAGATCACGGAATTCACCTTGTACAAATTCTGGAATCCTATTTTTAGGTGATGCCAGCGCATCTGCTGCATATTTAGTGGTGTTACCGATAAAAATTGTTTGGTTCAGCTTAAAACTAGGAACTGAGTAACGAGGCAAAATCACTGGTTTTTCGCCCGGAGCAAGTCGGATTCCTCCGTTAGGAAGTGTTACTTTTTTAATTGTGTTCCAAGGGGCAAAATTTTCTTGTAAATCTTTTGGCTGAGCGCGACGGGTATCAGCTTTCCAACTGGAAGCAAAAAAGCCGGTCAAAACAGGGCTTACGGTCTCTTTTGCGAGTTCTTCCGTGGCATAAGTGATTAAAGCATTGAGATCTGCAGTCAATTTTTGCCGTATGTCGTCTTTTAGGTTTTTATAGCTGCGATTAGCCATTAGAAACGCACCAGCAGGATGAAAAGATAGGTTTGGCCGCCGCGGTAGGTGCGGATGTCAGTGATTTGAGCGGTGCGATTGGAGCCGGCATAGGACAGGATGATTTCGTCCTGCAGCGTGGGTTGGTTGTTGCCGATCAGGTCTGGAGTGATGTAGACCTTGGCTTGGCGTTGTTCGCGGCCTTCCTCCTCTTCGGAAACCACAAATTCAATAGGAACTTTGATATTTGAGTAGGTGGTGTTGGTGGTTGTGACTGCTCCAGTGTCGATGTTGTAGGTGGGCGTCACCTTGCGCGTGTATGTGATCGCGGTGTCGAGCGCAGTGCCGAGTTCGGCAACAACATCTTGGGCGACAGATTTGAAGAGGGTGTCGAGGGCGCCAGCCATATCAGCCTCGGAACAGACGGACGGCGTAGTTGGCGGCGCCGCCCATGCAGTAAGCGCCGAGGTAGGTCTGGAGCCAGGGGTAAACGTCGAAGACGTTGTTGATTACGCCGCTGGTTTGGCTGGACTTGTTGTACTTGACTTGGAGATCGCCCAGTTTTACTTCGTCGTAGATGCCCGTGGTGCCAGTGCTATCGGTGATAGCGCCAGTGTCGTTGGCGAGGGCGCGGGCTAGTTCGTAGGTGGCAGTCTTGATTTCGGCGGGAATTAAGGAACAGGCCAGGTCGATGCCGTCGACTGTGTAGTTTTCACGCGGCCACTTGAGGGCTTGGGTTTCGGTGCAGCGGTCACCGTAAAAGCTCAGGGCGTCGATCCAGCGGGTGGCGGAGATCAGGGCGCGGTTTTTCTGGTCGTCGGTTTTATCGGTCCAGGTGCTGGAATCGGGAACGGTTTCAAAATAGGTATTGGCCTCCGCCAGCGTCACGTACGAGTTGGCCGAGGCCCCGCTTAAGGTGGCGACAATAACGGCGGCCACAGTCAGTACAGCTTTTGTCTCAGTTTAGCCTCGCTCCAGCGAGGTCTTCGCTTAGGTGGGCTGCTTAGTAGAGCGGCGTGGTAAACATTCGCGCCCTGCATTTCGAGATCGGCCTGTAATTCGGTGTGTTCGCCGTAGGGGACGTCGATGAACGAACGGCAGTTATCCTGTAGTACGAAAAGACGGACTACTTTCATGACTCCGCGTAAGGCCGCTGCAGAAACCAGCCTAGAACCGCAAGAGGTGAAGGAAACCAAGGTTGCTGAGGCTTATGACTTCAGCAAAGTTCGGGAGTGGGGCGTTGTTGCCAAAGAGATCAAGGCACTCCAGGAGGCTGGTGTTAATGGTCTTGAGATTTGCGAGAAGTTGCAGGTCTCGTATGTGCTGGTGAATCAGGCGATTCTCCAGTCGTACAAGATGGTGATTGATTCGGTTGCGGGTTTTGCCCGACAAGAAAAGATGCGGTTGGGTATCGACGAGTAAGAAAAAAGGGGCTCCGAAGAGCCCCTTTCCTTTTGGCCACTGCCTATCAATAGACGGTGACGTCGAAGGGGGTGTTGACCAGCAGACGGGCCACAGGCACCATCTTGGTGGTAGCGAACACCAGGTTCCAGTTACCGGTGGTGGTAAGGGTGGCGTTGGTGGGGTTGTCGGTGCCGCTGGCCCACTTGGTACCGGTGATGTGGAAGCCGTAGTGGTAATCCACAGCGATCACGTCCTGCATGGACAGGATGTTGCGGTCGGCAGCCAGGCGCAGGTCCTGTTGGATACCTTCCGAGATCACACCAGACTTGAACAGGTACACCGGGTACTTCACCAGGTGGGTGGCGGTGCCACCGGTCAGGTAGGTCAGCTGGTCGTCGATCACCACGCGGAGACCGGCGAAGTAGGCAACCTCAGGCTGGGTGATACCCACGCCACCGCCACCCCAGGTCACGGCACCAGCTGCGGCCAGAGCGGAGGTGCTGAAGGTCAGCATCCCGACTTGCTGCAGGTAGTAAGCCACAGCGGAGTGCATG